TGGCAAGTACCGGAGGAGTAAAGCTAGGGTCATCGTATGATGAAGCTAGAACCCGCAAAATAAACGCAGAGGCAGAGATTGCCGAGATGGAACTTGCCAAGGTGAGGAATCAATTAGTCCTAGTAGAAGATGTTGTAAAGGCTTGGACTGATACTCTCGCTAACCTAAAAGCCAAGCTAACCAGTATCCCGTCTAAAGCAGCACCAATGGTCGCCAGTGAATCAGAAACTGGAATCATTCAATCAATGTTGTCAGACTTAATGAACGAAGCCCTAGAAGAACTATCAAATTATGACCCAAAAGTTTCAGCGTCGAGGACTAGCAAATCTAAAGAGTCATCTGAAGGAGGCAATGAAGGCACTCAAGCCGCCACCACGCCTAAACGTAAGTCAGTGGGCCGACCTTCAAAGACGACTAGACTCGCAGACTAGCGCCGAGGCCGGTATCTGGCGAACATCTCGCGCAGAGTATCAGCGCGGCATTATGGATGCTTGCTCTAACCCCAAGGTCAAAGAAGTTGTGGTTATGGCTGGGGCGCAGCTAGGAAAGTCAGAAGCGCTTTTGAATATAATCGGTTTTCACATTGACCATGACCCATGCCCGATTCTCATGCTACAACCTACAGAATCTATGGCTCAGTCGTTTAGTAAAGACAGAATTGCTAATGGCCTGCTAAGAGCTACGCCTTGTCTTCAAGATAAAGTGAAAGACCCGAGAGCAAGAGACTCTGGCAATACTACTTTGCACAAGGTCTTCCCAGGAGGTTCACTTTCTCTGGTTGGAGCTAATAGTCCTGCTGGCCTTGCATCACGTCCTATAAGAATTCTGTTAGCAGATGAAGTCGATAGATTCCCGCCGTCAGCAGGCTCAGAAGGCGACCCCGTTAATCTGGGCAAAAAGCGAACATCTACATTCTGGAACCGTAAGATTATTCTTGTCTCAACGCCAACTATGAAAGGCGTTTCTAGGATAGAGAACGCATACGAAGGGTCAGACATGCGTGAATACTATGTCCCTTGTAAGCATTGCGAGCATCAGCAAACTTTGGTTTGGGCTAATGTTCGCTGGCAAGATGATGACCCAGAAACTGCTCAATACTTATGCGAAGAATGCGGAGCGTTATGGTCTGACTCCGATAGAAGATGGTCGGTCAGGAACGGTCAGTGGGTAGCTAAAGAAGAATTTAAAGGTATTGCTGGATTTAAGATATCAGGTCTTTATTCGCCTTGGACGCCTTTGTCAGATGGTGTGCGTGAGTTTCTAGCAGTCAGAAAGAATCCAGAACAGCTCAAAGTGTATGTAAACACCTATCTTGGAGAAACTTTTGAGGATGCAGGCGAAACCATAGACGACTATGAGCTTTCGACCAGAAGGGAACAGTTTGATGAAGTCCCAGGGGAAGTTATATTCGTTACGGCAGGCGTGGATACCCAAGACGACAGATTAGAAGTCTCTTTCATCGGATGGGGCAGAGATGATGAATCTTATGTCTTAGCTCACGATACGCTTTATGGCGACCCATCAACACCGCAGCTCTGGTCGCTCCTAGACGCAAAGTTAGGACAAGTATTTAAGACAGAAGACGAAAGACAATTAGCCGTGAGAGCGGCTTGTGTTGACTCAGGCGGTCACTTTACCAACGCGGTCTATAATTACTGTAAGAAGAATTGGGGCAAGCGATACTTCGCCATCAAAGGTGTCGGTGGTGAAGGCAAGCCGATAGCAGGCAGACCGTCAAAGAATAATTCAATGAAATGCCCGTTATTTCCGATTGGGGTTGATGCTACAAAAGACCTGTTATTTACGAGGATGCGAATCAAAGAAGAAGGGCCAGGTTATATCCATTTCTCTGATACTTTGACTGACGAATACTTCAGGCAATTAACAGCAGAAAAGATTGTCACCAAGTTCGTGAGAGGCTATAAAAAACGAGTATTTACTAAAATCAGGCCAAGGAACGAAGCCTTAGATTGCTATGTTTACGCAATGGCTGCGTATGCTATACTGAACGTGGATATAAATTCAATTTCAGATAAGATAAAATCAAAGCCTGAGACGGTAGAGAAACCTAAACAGGTATCCAATCAACGACCCTTCATACCAAGAATGAGTGGAGGGTTTGTCAACGCATGGCGGTGATATGTCAGACGAATCTAATTATTTCGACAACATTAAAGAGGGCGAGCCAGGAAGCATAGTAGTCGGTGACTTTATTCAATGGAAGCGAACCGACCTTGCTGAAGTTTACGACCCTTCACTGTATACAGCTCAGTATATCGCAAGAATTGCCGGTGGTGGTAATGAAATCAACATTACCGCGACAAATCAAACAACTTATTTCCTATTTCAAGAATCATCAGCAGTCACTGCAACTTACAATCCTGGCTACTATCACTGGCAGTTGGAGATTGTTAGGAATTCTGACAGCGAAAGAAAGGTTATTGAAAGAGGCCATGCAGACGTTGTTCCAGACCTTGACATCAATGCTAGTGACCCAAGAAGTCATGAAGAAATCATGCTGGATAAAATCCAATCTTTGCTTCAGGGTAAGGCAGATGCTGACGTTTCATCTTACTCAATAGCTGGTCGAAGTCTGACCAAGATGACTTTTCAGGAATTGACACAGGCTGAAGATTATTTCGCGGCTAAAGTTAGAACAGAAAAAAACAAACTAGACGCTGAAAATCATCGACAAACCAGTTCAACGATAAAGGTTAGATTCTGATGGGAATTTTTGACATCTTTAAGAATACGCCGCCGAATAAAGAGCGGATAATCAAAAGACAATATGCTGCTGTCAATCAAGGGCGGCTTTTTGCTGATTTTACCGCTTCAGAACGGTCTGCTGACTCAGAATTACGACCCGCACTAAAGCAATTACGGAACAGAAGTCGCGATTTAGCGATTAATAACGAGTACGTTAAGCGTTATTTTGAGCTGCTGAAAGTCAATGTTGTCGGTGAAAAAGGGGTGTTTTTGCAGTCAAAAGCACTAGATTCGGTCGGTAATTTAGACCAATCAGGCAATGATTCAGTCGAATCAGCGTTCAAAATGTGGGGAAAGTTCGGAAATCCTACCGTAGATGGCAAAATGTCATGGATAGACTGCCAGAAGCTAGCAGTTGAGCTTTTAGCCAAGGATGGTGAAGCATTTATTCTGATGCACCGAGGCGCAGAGTTCCATGATTCGTTCGCGATACAATTTATTGAGTCAGACCAGATAGACGAACAGTTAAACAAGCGTTTAGATGGTGAAAGAGAGATTCGCATGGGTGTTGAGCTTAATAAGTTCAAGAAACCTATCGCTTATCACGTTTTAACGTACCATCCTGGCGATTACGACTACACAACTCAGAAGAAAAGCCCCAAGCATGTCAGAGTCCCTGCTGAAAAGATGATTCATCTGTTCAAGCAATTAAGACCTGGCCAAACTCGGGGAGAGCCTTGGTTAGCGCCAGCGATTCCTGCAATCAAACAATTAGGGGCATTTAGAGAAGCTGCTGTAATCAACGCAAGAGTTGGCGCGTCGAAGATGGGATTCTTTACGACCCAAGGCGGTGACGGGTTCGTTGCTGATGACTACGACGGTGCTACGCCTATAATGTCGGCAGAACCAGGAACGTTCCATAGCTTGCCTCAAGGCGTTAGTTTTGAGAGCTTCAATCCTCAGTTTCCTAGCAACGATTTTGACGCATTCCACAAGTCAATCTTGAAAGGTATTGCCTCAGCACTTGGTGTGAGCTATACCAGCCTGTCAAATGACTTAGAAGCAACATCCTATTCAAGCATTCGTCAGGGAGCGTTAGAAGAAAGAGACATGTATAAAAACATGATTTCATTCTTTATTGAGCATTTTGTTCGCAGAATCTACGACCAATGGCTTGGCGCTGCTATGGAGATTGACTCTTTTGGCATTCCTTTAAGTCAATACAACAAGTTTTCACTTGCGGCAGAGTTCAGGGGTCGTGGTTGGAGCTGGGTTGACCCGCAGAAAGAGATGACAGCAGCCGTTACTGGTTTGCAGAATGGCATTTTGTCTCTTTCTCACGTTGCTAGCCAATATGGTATGGATTCAGAAGAATTATTGTCTCAGATAGCCCGTGACAAGCAATTAGCACAACAATTTGGCGTTGAATACGCTATCGAGCCGTATGGCGCAACAAGACAAGAGGAGGAGCCTGAAGAAGTAGACGATGGCGAACGCGGATTGAATGAAGCGCTCGCTGAAAGCCTGAAAAGGTGTTTCGTTGAAGATTAATCAGGCTCTAGCGGTATTCTTAGAGAGGCTTCAAAGATTAGACAGTAAAACGAAGTCAGAGCTTGAGGAATTATCCGAAAAACTAGATGTTGTCCGTGACTTTAAGCTAATTCCTGGCGATAAAGGTGATAAGGGAGAGCGTGGCGAGCAAGGGATTCAAGGATTAGAGGGCAGAAACGGCGAGCGTGGCCCTATTGGAGAAACCGGCCCAAGAGGCCCAAAAGGTGAGAAAGGGGACAAAGGAGACAAGGGCGACCAAGGTATTCAGGGCCAAAATGGAGCCATAGGGCTTAAAGGCCCGAAAGGAGACAAGGGAGACAAAGGCGAGCAAGGCCCAGCAGGAAAGAAAGGTGCTGACGGTAAAGCTGGACGTATTCCAAGGCATAAAATACAAAACGGCGCAATAGCATTTGAAATTCGCCCCAATGAGTACGGCGAGTTTGTTCGATTTAATATGACCAACCAGTATCTATCTGGTGGTGGCGGTGGTAAAACTTGGATTGATTACGCGACAGGATACGCAACAGAGCCTGTTTTTATAGAAACAATCGCGCAAGGTGATGTTTACAGCTACAATTACGGCTCAACAACGCTCTATAGAGTAATTGGGAATCCGTCTGATGCGTTTTATCAGAATTATTCAGGCGGTACGTTTAGTGGATTGGTTGCCGAAAAAGCAATCACAATTTAAGGAATAGAAAATGGCATT